AGCCCAGTAGCCCATATAAGCTCGCTTCCGTCCTTATACAATTCAGCCCTAACGATAAACTGCGAGCTTGTTCCAGAGATGAGTGTAGTGATAATGCGACCAGACTCATGCTCTTTCCAGAACTTGATAAGCCGTTCTTCGACCGTTTCATAATCATCTAGATTAAATCCCATTCTTCTCGTTCGCTTCCTTGAGCTTCCAGCCCATAGACTTGAGCTCTCTTAAAATCTGCTCATTTTGGTAGACGATCACTTCTTGAAAAGCATCTCGGGCTAATGCAGCCTCTTTTAATGCTTCTAATTCATCCCACTTAAACATATAATTCGTTCTCCTCTGTGTGTAAGTTTCCTGCTATTCCTGCATAAGCAGCCATATCTATATAAGTGTCTACTTTGCCTGTTTCCATGCTCCGAGCGAGCTTGACCAATACCATGCAGTTTGCAACCTGGTAGTCAGTAATTGGCATTTCAAGGTATGCGCTCCAGAGTCGTGCGGTACGCTGCATATTGTCTGATGGGTGACCGTAGTCCATACCACGATCTTGAATGATTGCTTTCGCTTCTGTGAGGAAATCACCCGCGTTCATCGATTCGCCTTCATAGCAGCATCTATTTGTTCCAGCTTTTTATAATACTGTTCATAGTGCTTACGGACTGCCTTGCGACCCTTGACATATCCGTCGTGATAGCCAGAGTAGCGACCTAGTGCAAATGCCAGGATGCATACTCCTAGCGTGATTAGCTGAGCTATAGTCATTTTGTTCTCCCTTTAAGCCGTATCTCGGCTCTTGAGATAACTTTAACCTAGGCTAGTGACTTGTCCACGATATTTGCATAACGGTTTGATAACGATTTGTGCTACATCCTCATCCTCAAAGTAAGGATTAGCGATTGCGTGGTCTGCCATATAGCTTTCCTTGATAGACGAACGATCCATCTTTAGGGTCAATCGGGATAAGCTCAGGAGTAAAGCGCTTGCCTATCAAAGTGCCTACAACGAAACCCATTTGCCAATTGGCATAACCCTTTGTATAGCCCATACCAGGGCTTGAGAGGTCAACCAGGTTGCCAACCTCAACTCCCCATACAATGCGCCCATATCGCCCACCAGAGGCTTCTGAATGGGCACTCAGCCCCAGTCTGTGAGTATGACCAGACACAATTGATTTGCCCATACGCATAGCGCCGTTTAACGCCGTTTGACCTGGCTTGTTTGATAGCGGGAAAGCGTCACCGTGGCAAGTGTGCCAGCCTGGAGCAAAGTCAAAGCCGTTGGGATGGTACTTGATGCCAGCCTTGTCGTAGCCCATGAACTTGTCATAACGCAGCTCTGGTAAATTCATAAATGCTGGCAGTCTGCGAGATAGGGATTTGTAGACTCTAGCTCCATGATTAGAACCGACTACATCAGTCACGCCAAGATATTCAAGAATCTCTAAAGTGAGTTTACGATCTTCATCGATGTTGCCTTCTACCTCTTGCCACGGCTGAGCGAACCCGCCAAGCTGAGGCAGGTCAATCTCGTCACCAATGCAGATAGTCTGGTGAGGCTTATAGTCCTTTAAGAACTTGCCTAGATTCTTGATTGCTTCTTCGTGAAAGAAAGGGGCTTGAATATCTGAAATCCAGGCAATTCTTTTGACCGTCATTTAGTCCTCATCGTCCTCATAGGGGATGTTATCGATGCGATTGGGTAGGTTAGGGATAATCCAATCAGGAAAGGATTCACGATCTGATAGCAGCCAGAAAGCATGAGTCTCAGTAAATCCAGCTTTACGCAAGGACTTGTAATACTCATTTAGAGCTATAGCATAAGCATCTAAGGCGCTATAGGTATCTAGGTCGATAGTTGGTCGTTTCCTTGCCATGAGACTATTCTCCCTTAGCTAGTAGCAATTCGTAGATTTTATCTACGCGTGTCTCCAAACGATTTACCTGGTCTTTTATCGAGCTACCGCTATTCGGCTTCAGCTCCGCTAAATAGTGAAGAATCACGAATCTCAGCAATGCAGCAACACCACCCAGCACCGTCACGATCGCTACTGCAATAGCAGCGTAATCCTGCAGACTCATTTTCTAGGTGAGGCATATCCGAACACGCCTGCAACGATAGAGCCAAGTATCGAACGGTAATCGAGAGCGAAATTAGATGTAGTTCCCCATACGGCTAAAAATGCACCAAAGGCTACAACGGCTGGATGTTTCATATTCATTCTGTGGCTCCTAGTAGTGGGATATTAAAGAACGAACCATCGATATCGCCCTTTGTAGTGAAACTGATATGGCAATGCTTAGTGTGCGGGTTGCTTCCAGAATACTTGCGCCAGCGCCAGCCCAAGCGAGAGCTTGCAATCCTGCCCTCGAAGATGATATAGGCAATACGCTTTGATTTATCACGCTTGGCGAAAAGACGAATCTGATTAGCAATATCGGGCATGAGGTCGGGCTTTCCACCCTGAACGACATCTCTATCGACATCGATTGCTCGAACATACGGGGGCGTAGATGACCAATCAGGATTGTGGTCGCTAGAACGCGTTGAATGGCGTGTATCGCCAATCCATCCATCCGAGCGCCTATCACGATCTGGGAAGGTATCATCAAACTGTTCCCTTAACTGTTGTCCAGCTTTACACAATATGGGCTTCATTAGAACACTCCCATATTTTCTTTTCGTTAAGGGTTAATTCTTCATGCTCGCATGGAGCAGGAGCAATAAACGCATCGTCAATCGGATCATAGGTATAACCAATGCCAGCAAAGTTAAAACGGAAATTACCGTTGTAGCTTGTCTGAACCCAGGTTCCACCAACATTGTCGATAAGCCATTGATAGCCTTCATCGCCAGCAGGGTCATTGTTATCGCCTACGGTTACTCGTAGCACGATATTGTTATCGTCTAATTCTGCCCAATGACTCACGCTGCATACCTCACAATAATAATTCCAGAACCACCAGCACCTGAAAGGGTCGAGTCGTTACCTGCGGCTCCGCCACCTGAACCTGTGTTTACTGTTGCAGCAGTTCCAGCAACATTTAAGCCACCAGCTCCGCCACCACCTGTGCCACCTGTGCCACCAGCAGTAACGAGTGCACCACCGCCACCACCTGCCGCATAACGGCTACTCACGCCTGTACCAGTTACGGAAGCGTAAGTAGAATAAGTATCTGTACCAATACCACCATTACCGCCAGTTCCAGCGGATGCGTTGCCACCTGTGCCACCAGCTCCGCCACCACCGCCACCAGCTCCTAAATTGGAATTCTGTTGCCAGCCGTTTCCGCCGTTGTTTCCTTGTCCAGCAGTTCCAGCGCCTACTGCGCCACCAGTTGCTCCACCAGAGCCACCGTCACCACCACCACCGCCACCAGAGCCACCTGTGCCACCTGTTTGATTAACATAAGGTGCACCGCGACCACCGCCGACAGGAGCAGTCAAACCTGTAAATGTTGTAGCAGTACCTGTATTACCAAAGGCTCCGCCACCAACTTGACCAGCGCCACCAGCGCCGATTGTGATTGTGTACGATCCACTAGTAAGGCTTTGTGATGTGTAATTAAGTACGCCACCAGCTCCACCGCCACCGCCGTAGAAGCTTCCTGCGCCTGAGCCACCACCTGAAATCATAAGAACATCACATGAGGTTGTAGCTGAAACGCTTAAAGTTCCATTAGCCGTAAACACACGATAATTAAAACCGCCAGATGTATAGAGCGTTCCACCGCTTAGTGGATCGCGTACCTGAGCAGATGCAAATATGCCTAATATGTCTTGCATTAGCTACAGTCACCAATAACGGTAAATGTGTTGCTACCTGTGCAAATGATAGAAGCCGCTGAATAGCGAGCGCGTAGCTTAGGAGCGGTTGATGTTCCACCTGTTGAGGTGATTGTAACCCCTGAGCCCTGAGTGACTGTTACCTGTCCTACGCCGATTTGCTGAATGTTAATGATGTTACCAGTTGCAAAAACTGAAGGCGGAACGGTAAGGGTAATAGCGCCAGCGTTTGATAGGGTCACTAGCTTAGCTACATCTGCGGCTACCAATGTGTAGCTAGTGCCTGTCTGAGCATTGAAAGCGATAGTAGTATCGTCTTGCTCAATCCATGTAAAATCTAAATCTGTATTTGTTGTCTTTGCCAGCACTTGACCTGTTGTGCCACCCTTTAGATCAACTAGGGCAGTATCGATATCTTGACCAAGTGCAGCAATAGCGGTAGCGCCATCCTTTACTAGGTCTGTGGATTGCGGGATATCCCATCCAAAGTTAGTGGTTGTGGTTGCCATTACGCTACTACTCCTATCGCTTCTAGCCAAGTTAGGCTGGTGTTAAGTGTGTTCCATGTTTCAGCCGCATTGACCTGTTCCCATTTTACCGCAACTTGGCTAAAGTTTACAGGAGATGCGTTGAATGTTACGGTGAGATTGTTCAGGCTTGCCCTGAATGTCCACCCCTCGATATAGCC